TGCTATGACATTGGAGGAATACGCGAGATGTTGGAAGAAATTGGCTGATGGCATTCAGCCAATGATAAGGGATAAGATGGAAAGGGATGTTCCTCAGTTTGAGGAATATATACGAGAACAGCTATATAGTGGTGTTGATGGCGATGAAAGTCCTTTAATTCCCGGATATACAGAGGACCCATACTTTAAAAAAACTTATGGAGAGCACTGGAAGAAAAACGCCGAACGCTATAAAAATTGGAAGACAAAGATACAGAAACCGAAACCTTCATATCTGGGTTTTTCTGCAAGAGGGAACAATACTCCAAACCTTATCATACGTGGAGATTTTTATAGTTCCATCACGGCAATACCAATATCAAATGGTATAAGGATTGCCAGCTATGGCGTTTCTTTTGGTTCTGATATTGAGAAGAAATATGGTTATAAAATTTTCAAGGTAAGCTCCAAAGCAAGGAGGCATTATGTTACGTACAGGCTTATGCCCTCTATTGAGAAATTTATAAGGAGGTGCGAACTATAAAGTATTATTAACAAAAAATGGAATTGAACCGAATTATGAAAAACTGCTTGTGCCAAGGGAATAAGTCAATGAGGGAAATGGAGCATATGCGATCAATCGCAGAGAAGGCTGCTGTTATGGATGAATGTGTTTATATATTATACAAGGTTGGAGATGTGTATAAATTCTGTCGTGAAGGTGAAAACTGGTCGGGTGAGTTTGTTGAATTCATATTTCCGTAAAATGGTGATTTTTATCATTCTATTATTTTGGCGTTTCCCGTATTATTTATTAATTTAGCAACAGCGATAGATAGAGGTTTCGCATAGAAAGATATTATATATTCATTAAGAGTAATGGATATGATGCGGTGGCCGACTCCTCTATATCGGTTGCCGCATTTTTTTATATCCCGTATTAAGATGTACGGAACATCTTGTGAACGAAAAGACATGAAAACGAATCAAATCATGATTCGCCCAATGGGTGAATTTACAGTTAGTCAGAGAACAAAAGATAGCTATTTTGACGGTGGGGACTTGTTACGTCAATGGAATTCAGTAAAAGGAAATGAACAAAGAAAAATGGATGAGTTTCTTTTGGCTAAAAGAACTGGAGATTTTATAGAAGCGCTCATAGCTGAAGAACGTGAAAATGGTTTAGGGGAAAATTCCCCTAAAATTGATAATCAGGTAGTTAAGAAGAGTAAGGTTAAAGAGAAGGGTAAAGCTGGCAGACCTAAAGAAGAAGTATGGATGCATCCTTTCTTATTTACCAAATTTGCCATGTGGATTAATCCTCGCTTTGAAGTAAAGGTAATACGCTTCGTATATGATGAGATGATTCAATACCGTAATTTAGCTGGAGATGCTTATCCTGCTATGTGTCATGCCGTTTGTTCAATACTCCCTAGGGATATATTCCAGAAAAAGATTAAGGACTTAGCCAAGTCTCTAAACATCATAGTTTATGGCAAACATGAATCAGAAATGCGTAATAAGATTGGCGATGAAGATAAAATCCGCGAATTATATGAGTTAGAATTACAGATAGCTCAATGGATAGATTTAGGCTTTATCAAAGACTATAACAGCCTTAAATCTACATTGACTAAATATTGTTCCCCGTTGGCGGCTCAGTCACTTCCGCCTCCGGGGATTTATTTTGACTGATTGTAGCAGGTGAGGGATCGAACCTCATTGTGCCATTATTCACTCCTGCTTTCCTCCCTTATACTATCCACGCTTGGAATTGTATAAAAAGAAAGTTCCGTAATAGGTGCAAGCTACTACGGAACAGTCATATATAAACTCCAATAGGAGAATATTTAATCAACATCAAGTAACGCCTTGCACTTGTTACATATACAAAGGTAAATGATGTTTTTATCTTATACAATGGTATGAATATTAAACAAAAGACAATATCAATTAATAGTAATACTAAGTAACGCATAGTAATATATAGTAACGCAATTATTAAATATTACATTCACAATTTATACAAAATCTAAATTACAACATAAATGATAGTTTTGTTTTTCAATTAAAAAACAAATATCTTTTCGCACAAGACATTTGAGGAAAAATCAATATTTACATTGGGAGAACATTGGGATATTTTCGGTAATACAATTAATCTTATATCGCAAAGATATGGAAAATTTTAATAAGTTAATACCTATTGATGGGGAAAATGGCGAAAAAAGAACAATAAGTTCACTGGAGATTGCGGAACTCACAGGTAAGCGACATGATGCTATCTTACGTGACATCAGAAACTTACTTAATCAAGGAGTAAACGCCCACAATTTTGTGGAGGTTGAATACACCGATAAAAAGGGTGAGAAAAGACCTTGTTATGAACTTACAAAGAAAGGTTGCCTAATCCTTGCCAGCGGATACGATGCAAAACTCAGGGAAAAGATTATAGATCGTTGGGAAGAATTGGAAAGGGACAAACAAAACGGGAATTTTCAAACTCCTAGCACCTACATTGAAGCATTGGAGGCTTTGGTAGCTTCTGAAAAGGAGAAAGAACGGATGCGTATTGAATCGGAGCAACAGAAAAAGCAAATCGAACAGAAAGATGCTAAGATAGAGAAGCTCCAGCCCAAAGCTGACTTTGCCGACAAAGCCTTTGCGATGGAAGGCAAATGTGATATAGGACAGGCTGCCAAGATACTCGGCTTACCATTCGGACGAAATACCTTGTTCAAGAAGCTTCGTGAAGCAGGAGTATTCTTTGCTAACAGGAATGAGCCAAAACAGAAATATATTGATGCAGGCTACTTTGAGATGAAAGAAAAGCCTATCCCAAGAGATAATCATCCGGGCTTTGTCGTGATGGTTGTGCTATGCACACAGAAAGGGCTTGCATACATCAATTACCTGTTTGGTGGCAAACGTTCTGACGGAAAATTGATGAAAATAGCCTAATTTAAATCTTACATATTAATCAAGTCTTTCCCACCTTATTTTACGAGGTGGGCAGACTCTTTACATCCATAACAGTTGCGATTCGCAACACGAATAAAAAGACTATGAAAACAATAGATAAACTTGAAATTATACTTCAAAAAATGGAAGAACAAAATAATAGACTTGAACAGATATACGGCAAGCATCTCAAACTGATTGTATGCACTGGGAAAAGAAGTGAGAAGGTGAAATTTAAACATGAAGATTGAAATGCCATGTATCTAATTTATTTATACAATATTCTAAATTGCAAACAAATATGTTGTAATGTTTGCAATTGAATTTGAAAATATTGTACTTTGTAAAAAATAACTAATTAAAAACTATAGATAATGTCTGCTATTTTAATGATTGGAGTGATAGCAATAATAGTAATTGTTGCACTCGACATGGGAAAAGGAACTAAAGCTGAAGATGGGGATTTTGTATTGAGAGCTATTGCAGGGGATAATGATGTCGCTCTTGTTTTAGAAAAAATAAAAAGTGAACAAAAGGGAAAAGTAATAATACCTAAAGGGGTTACGACTATTGGTTATGAGGTTTTTAAAGGAATGATTTATATTACTGATGTTACTATCCATGAAAAAGTAAAAATAATAGGTCAAAGAAGTTTTAAAGATTGTTTGGGCCTTGATTTTTTATATACAGGAGAAGGAACGGAAAGGATTGGAGATGAATCTTTTGAAGGATGCTTAAATTTAAAAGTTATTACTATTGGTCCTAGAACCAAAAATATAGATCCTAATGCTTTTAAAAATTGTCCCAATATAGCAAAAATAAATATAGAATGTTTGACTCCTCCAGATATTTTTGAAAATTGCTTTGATGAAGATGTGAAAAAGAATTGTATCTTATATGTACCTAAAGGTCGTTTGGAAATATATTCAAGGGCAATAGGATGGAGTAAATTTAATAACATTCAAGAAAACGAATGATAAAAAATGAGGTTGTGTCAGCATTTGATACAACCTCATTTTTTATTTTCTCACCTTCATAATATCAATAAAATCACTATCTTTGCTTTTAGAAGGTGCATGAAGTCATGCACTACCCAAAACTTACGAAAAGACCATGGCAGGAGCAGAATTTAAAATTACTGATGCGATTGATCCTAACATCGTTAAGAAGTTAAATGAGATAAGGATTAATATTCAAACCACATCTTCCGAATATGCGAATTTCACAAAACAATTAAGTGATGGCATAAATTTTAAGCCGGGTAATCTAAGAGAATACCAGTCTAAAGTTGACAGTTATAATGCTACAATTACCAAATTATATGCTTCTCAAAATAGGTTGTCTGAATTACAGGCTAGTCAATTAAAGTTATTGACCGATATTTCCCGTAAGATAGAGCTTCTTACCAAACCATTGAATACATTGGCAGACAAGATAACGGAAGTAAAAGTAAATTTGAGAGGTGCTTCCGAAGACTTGAAGAACGTGTCACAGGATGCGGAAACTGCTTCTGTTTCATTCCAAGAGGCATCTAAGAAAATATCCATGACTGCTGCTGATTTTGATTCAATCCGTCAGACGGTAAAGGCTTTTGATACACAAGCCTCCGAATTGAACAGTAGATTAAGTGATAACAAAGAAACAATTTCAGCCTTAAGAACATCTCTGATGGAATTATCGAAGGAGTATAAGAAAGGTGCTATCAGCGAAGAGGAATACAAGTCCAAAAGAGATGCTACGGTATCCCAGTTACGCACGCTGACAGAGCAGAATAAACAATATTTGGCGATATTGAGAAATCATACACAGGTAGCGATTGCCACTACAGGAAGCTATAACGAGATGAAGGCTTCAATGCTTCAGTTGGAAAAGGAATATTATAACCTTTCACAAGCTGCACGCGAGGGGGCAAAAGGTATGGATATCTTGAACAATATCGGCAAGCTGAATCAACAATTAAAGGATATAGATGCACAGATGGGCAATTACCAACGTAATGTGGGTAATTATGCTTCTGGTTGGAATGGCCTTAATGTTTCCATACAACAGATTGCGAGAGAACTTCCGGCTTTGTCTGTTAGTGCCAATACTTTCTTTCTTGCCATATCCAATAACCTTCCTATATTTATTGATGAGTTAAAGAAAGCAAGGGCGGAATATGAACCTCTTAAGAAATCGGGGCAGACTGCTACACCTGTATTTAAACAGGTATTGAGTTCCCTTCTTAGTTGGCAGACGGCTTTAGTTGTTGGGATAACTCTTTTATCGAGTTATGGAGGTGAGATAACCAAATGGGTGGGTAGCCTGTTTGATGCGAGAAAAGAAATTGATTATCTAAAACAGCTTCAGGAGGATTTGAATAAAGCTCAAAAAGAAGGTGTGAAAAATGCCCAAGATGAAGCTGTTAAATTGGATATATTATATAGGGCTGCTGTCAATTTGAATAAACCTATGGGAGAGCGGAAAAAAGCCGTTGAGGAACTGAAGAAGCAATATCCTTCATACTTTAAAAATATAAGTGATGAAAACATTCTTGCAGGTAAAGCGGCTGATAGTTATCAAAGGTTATCTAATGCCATATTAGCTTCGGCTAAAGCTAGAGCTGTGCAAGATCGGCTTGTAGAACAGGCTAAACAAAAATTAGACTTGGAAGATCAGTTGGCAGAAAAAGAAGAAAAACGTGCGAAACTTGAATCTGCTAGAGATCAGATGAAAGCACAATATGAATCCAGTCAAGGGGCAGCTATGGATACAGCTAGAGACATGTATGGGAAGTTAAACAAGCAGGTTGAAGACTTGGATAAAGAAATAGGTTCTTTATTAAATCAGCTATATCAAGTAGATAAGGCTAGTAGAGATATGGCAAATTCTATTAACATTGGAGATGTTACATTTAATCCTCATTCTGCCGATAAAGCATCGGATGATTTAGCGCAATACATGGAGAATCTTAGGAATAAAATGGCTGACTTGTCCGTTTCTCTCATTAAAGATGAGCATGAACGTAGTCTTGCTGCCATAGAGAAAGAATATAAAGACCAGATAGCAGCTGTAAAGGGATATTCTGAGGAAGAGAACAAACTTCGGGAAATGTTGGGCCAAGAGAGAATGCAGAAGATAGCGAAAGAGAATGAGGAATATGCTAAGAAGTTGGCAGAGGCTGAGAAAAAAAGGATCGAGGAAAAGAAAAAGTATACTGATGAGATGCTCAGACTGGAAGAGGAACAATCATCTCTCCGTATAGCAGCTACAAGTACTGGATATAAGGAACTTGAAAACATTATAACAGAAAATTATTCAAAAGGGCTGCTATCGCGAAAAGAATACGATGAAGCCATGCGTGAACTGGAGCGGAAAGCCGCAAACGAGCAATTACAGATACAGATAGATGCTGCTGAAAAAATGATTGAGATAGCGGAAGCATCGGGCGTGGTAAGCAAGCAACAAATTGAAATGCTGAGAGAATCCATAAAGGCTATGGAAGCAGAGATAGGTTCTATAAATGCGGATGATCAGTTGAAAAAAGCGGAAGAGCAACAGGATATCACACGAAGGAATTTTGAAGTGTTGAAAGGTTATTCTTCTGCATTGAAAGATCTTGCATCGGATATCGATAGCCCGTTTGCCGGTATATTTGATGGGATGGATAAGGGATTCAGTATTATGTCTGATAAGATATCGGGTGTTTGGAAAGAACTTACAGACGGTGAGAAGATGGAAAGAACTACCGAGATGTGGGCTTCTATGGTTAGTGGAATTGGTGAAATGATATCATCCATTTATGATCGCCAGATTGAAGCTATTGAGGCTGAACAGGAAGCGAATGAGAAAGCAGGTGAAGAGGAAATTTCCCGTATAGAGGCTTTAGAAGAAAGAGGTGCTATAACAACTGAAGAAGCCGAAGCGCGTAAACGTGCGGCGGAAGATAAAACGGCACAAAAGAATGCCGAATTGGAGAAGAAAAAAGCGGCATTAAGAACAAAACAGGCAAAGTTTGAGAAAGCTACCAGTATAGCTGAGGCGGCTATACAGATAGCAGGTGGTATTTTGCAGACGATAAAACAATTGGGCTTCCCTGCTGCAATACCTATGATAGCTGCTCTAGGTGCTATGGGAGCGATACAGCTTGCTACTATTATAGCGACTCCTATTCCGAAGTATGCCAAGGGTACTGATTCGCATAAAGGCGGATTGGCTGTAGTGGGTGATGGTGGTGTCCCTGAAACAATCGTTACTGAAAAAGGAGCGTATATTACTCCGTCTGTCCCTACTTTGGTTGACATCCCTAAAGGTGCGAAGGTTATACCTTATGCAGTGGATATGGACAGGATAAAGGCTCATGCAAATGATTTTGATGGTCTTATGGCATATAGAAGCGAAAACGATCTTCCTCCTGTATCAATAGTTAATGATTATAGCGAACTGGAGAAAAAGATAGGGCATCTGGAGAAATCACAGCAGATAGGATTTGCAAAATTAGCCAAGGCGATAAGAGAAAACAATTATCATCAATTTTCAAAAAGTATCTGATTATGAGGTATACAAGTGACATATATGAACTTCCCTTGTCCGTTTTTATAGAGATTTATACCAATGATAGCAATACTATTGAATTTGACGATGAGGACAAAGGGGCTGCATCGGCAAAAATTATCAATGACTATATAGAAATTGTCGGGAGCAAACAGTTGTTCTCTGAGATATTGAATTGTAATGAGCGTATGAATCTTGCAATGACCGTGGAGTGCATGAAGGCATGTGAGAACATGATGAAGTTGAAAATGTATGATGAGGTGCGTGATATTCTGATGAAGATAGGTTATTCGTGTAAAAAAGGTGATGTAATGGCTATGAATGCTAGAATATCCGCATTAAATTTCCGTGCACAATATGATTTGGATAAGATAAGTAAGGAAAAGAATGAGGGACTGAAGGAGAAGCCTACAAAACGTGGATTTATAAATGAAGTTGTCGCTATTGGGAAGTATAATAAGATGTATATCAATCCGAAAGAATGGGCCGCCGGATCTTATGCCTGTCTTGTAAGGCAGACATGTGACGAAATCGATGGGTTGAATCGTAAAAAGAAATAATTATGTATTATCGATGTGAGTTACTTATAAATGGTCTGAAGTACAGGGTTACTGATGATCTTGAGAATTGGGACGAGGTGAAGGCTAGTTTCAAGAGAAATGACTATGACGGTGTTATCCGTACATTTTCCAACAAATTTTCTTTTGCTGGGGATGCTAGAAAATTGCTGTTAAAACAATATGATGAAGATTATTTGAATGCTTCCGCCTCAATAATAATAAGTACAAGAAATAACAGTTGGTTGTATAATGAACGGTTTAGTTGCGCTCTCAATTTCTCTACATTGCAGGATAATGGTCGTATCTTACAGATAAATGCCGTGGATGATAGCGTGGCGTCCATGATAAAGTCAAAAAAAGGAACTCAATATGAATATTCGGTCGAAGAGGTGAAAAGCCCCATTCCTCTTGTTTATGACGGACTTGAACTTTCAGAATCAGCAAAATGGATTCCTACAGGTGATACATTGGAAGACGATGACACTCTTATTAATGTTTATTTCAGCAAGAAAATGTCACCAATGCCAATATATATAACTGCCAGTGATTCCTTAATAAAGGGGTCTCTTGAATTTAATGATCAAACAGTAGGTGGTGATGATGTATATTCGATAAAGGCTCTGAAATCAATTAGGATAAATATAGAGTTTAATATTGATATGTTTGTGTTTAGGAAATATCAGTCTGGTGCTTTGGGATATGATGTAAGAGGTGTGAGGCTCCAGATTATGAAGATAAGTAATGAGATTGATAGTAATGGGGAAGCGGTGACTACGGAAACGGTGATAGGAAGTTTTGAACTTACGACAGAATCAGAAACGCCAGTGGAAAAGAAGGTTTCGGAATCGTACAATATAAGTCTTTTGCATAATGATAAAATAATAGTGAGAGCTATGTATGTCAATGAGAAAGAAGAGATTGTACCTGTATTGCCGGATTTGCCATACAAAGTCTCAACATCAAGTTATTTTAAAGCATCATGGAGAAATCGAATAAACCCTGTTGAGATGGATGTTATAAAGCCCGATACATTGCTGAACAGATTGCTTAAAAGTATTAATGGGGAGAAAGATGGTTTGACTGGAGTGATTGAGGGGACAGGAGATAGAAGGCTTGATAATTGTATGCTCTTGGCGGCTGAATCAGCCCGTAAGATTCCTGGAGCCAAAATATATACATCCTTCACCAAATTTGCAAACTGGATGAGTTATGTGTTTGGTTATGCTTACGACATATCCGGGAATACAGTAACTTTTCGGCATAGAAGCAAATACTTCTCGGATGATGTTGTCAAAAGGATAGATGATTTATCTGATTATGAGATGAAGGTTAATTCTGCATTGGTGTATTCTCGGATACGGATAGGCTTTGACAAACAGGATTACGACACGGCTAATGGAAAGGATGAGTTCCGTTTTACGAATGAATATACCACAGGCGTGACCATGACGGACAATAGCCTTGAAATGATATCTCCATACCGTGCGGACGCATACGGCATAGAGTTCCTTGCTGACAAGATAGGTGAAGATACTACAGACAACGAAAGTGACACTGATTTATTTATGGTAGGGGTAAAATCTGATTCGTCTGGACTTAAGTATATATTGAACAGGGATTATCTTATGGGTGGCGTTCTCAGCCCTGACACAATGTTCAATGCCATGTTTTCCCCTTCTTCTATGGTTTTGGCCAATGAAGCATACATCGGCTCATCTGTTGAGATGCTTACTTTTGCGTCATCAGATGGTAATAGTGATGTGGGTATTGATGGAATGGGGGAAAGTAGGGATATAATTC